CCAAGTAGCACCAGGGGATTTTTAGCCCCCACATAGTAGGAAGGAGAAAGAGGATGGTAAAGATAAAGATTGTACAGATAGCACCAGCGTCACTAGAAGGCGATAGGCATCAGTATTTAGATGACAAAGGGCGTGTTTGGTATGACGGCGGACACACAGAGAAATATGACCAAAAAGAAGGAAGCTACAAAATTCGTTGGGTGACAGAGTGGAAGCAGATTGAGCTGCCAGGTGAACCGGAAACAGAGGATTTGCCTTTCTAGCTCACTTAACTACAAAGGCAAATACACACCACACCCGCTCACAAGGCGGGTTTTTCATAACGAAGGGTAATAAGAATGTTTGAATTTCCGGAGCAAAGCGAAGAATGCTGGCTTGGGCATCACGACGTGTGCGATCACGGCTGGTGTTATTGTGGGTGTCACTTGATTTAGGGTAATCGTTAGCAGGGAGTACATAAGATGAACACTGTTACTGAAACTGAACGGCGCAAGTCGAATGAAACCAAAATACTGGAACTTCTACAAGCAAAAGGCGAAGCTACCAACTCTGAGTTACTAAAGATTGGTGGTTTCAGATATGGCGCACGGCTCAAATCTCTTAGGGACGACGGCTACAAGATCAAAACCGTTAAAGAAAAAGCCGGTCTATTCCGTTATGTCTATTTCGGCCATGAGGATGATGACCTGCAAGTAAAACTATTTGAGGATGTAGCATGAACGATACAGAGTGGGAACTAGAAAGAGCGGTGCATCACGAAGCGCCACAGATACCATTCGCCAGAATTGCGCTACTGGATCACAGAGGCGTAGAAGGCCGGTACGTTATGTACATATCCAGAGGCGCTTACGAGCGTCTTGGATCACCGGAGTACGTGCAGATTAATGTTCACAGGATAGCAAAAACTAAGTTCAAACTGGTGCCTTGTGACCGCTTAGCTAAGTCTGCCCGCAAGATGAGAACAGGCAAAGGTGCCGTAAGACTCGGCGGCGGGCCAAAGCTAATTAAGCATTACAACATGCCCCACGGTTATTACATGATGGATGAAAATAACGTGTTTATCTGGGAGAGACAATGACCATTCAAGTAACCAATGAATCAGTAATGTACATGAGCCATAGATGGAAACGCGGACGTTTATGTTGGGAGCATGAAAAGTGACCGTAGAACGCTTGCATATACCAGGCTGTGGTCTGCCTATAAGACCAGGTAAACGGAAGAATAAATCTAACTGTCAATGTAACGAGGATAAGTAAATGGACAATTTGTTACTTGAGTTTATCAAGGCCGCACCGTTTATGCCGCATGAGGTACAGACAACGGTGATCAAGCTTATAGATTGTTCCTACCAAGAGATGACTAACTCACCAGCGGTTGCGCAATTCGAACCGGACAGAGAGGAACCATATAAACATACAAACTCTGCCGGGGTTCAATACTGGCTATGCAGTCAAGACGTGGTGCTGAGGAACGGTATAAAACAAACGATTTACTATTTTGCTAAGGAGCGACGCCCTGAAGCGTGCCCAATGCCAAAAGGATACAAAGTACATGAGAACCCCCGAAATGGCTTCTTAACCGTGGCTCATGACTGATGAACTGCCTACGGTGTGGTAAGAACTGCATAGGCGACTACTGTATGCAGCACAAGCCCCGTAAGCCCCTCAAGGCTAAAGCGGGGCTTGTTGCTAAGAAGCGTATGCGTAAGGTAGGTAAGATCGGCAAGGCACTCATTAAACAAACACATGAGTATCTTGCTGACGTACCACCTCCGTATTACTGCATCTACTGCATATTCCTTGGCTGGGATATGCCACCACTGGAACCGGGAACGGTAAACGTAGAACACACAGAGTCAAAAGCGCGGCATCCAGAGTTGCGCTTTGTTAAAGACAATCTGGCTATCTCATGCCCGTTCCATAACGAGGACAAGAAGAGCCTCGACATTGATGAATATTTAGAGAAATTAACCAAACAGAAGGAGGCAACATGACAGACATATGTCTTGTAAAAGATTGCTGGAACGACCAGAAGAACAGAGGGCTTTGCTCCCGGCACTACAGACAACTAATTAGAGGCAAGGATATCGGTGTTACCCCGTTACGCCCTATTAACCCAAAAGTATCCGGCAGAATTGGTGGCAAGATCGGCGGCAAAGCAAAAGTGCCAAAAGGTTTCGCCATTAAACCCAGGAGGGCAAATGACGCGTGAAGTACTCGACAAATGGAAACCAAAATACGAAGAGGCTAAGAAAAGTAAGCTTTTGTCTCTTTCTCTCAATCGCCTTCGGGCTGCTGCTCGCGCTGCTTCTAAGTCCCGGCTTGCAAAGCTTCGTAGTGGGCGGGCCAAGGTAAAGAAATGAAACTAGTAAACACCCTATACGCTATAACAGTAGCCCTCGCATGGGCATTCATTGTAGCACTAGGATTATATGCCGTTATACAGGCAGGGAGGTAGAAGATGGCACGTTACAGAATTGTGACCGATGATTATGCAGGTTATGAGGTTCAAGCGTGGCACTGGTGGCGGCCATTCTGGTCGGGGTTATCCGTCCATGGGAATTTTGCTAACACCTTTCTAAGAATAGAGGACGCAGAGAATTTTGCACAAAACGGTGATGTCGTTAAATACATTGATAGAAAGGGTAAATGATGGACGAGAAGCAGAAGGCAAAATTACTGGATAGACTAGCAGACATTGTAGCTGACCAGGAGGCGGCTATAACCTATGCAAACTTATGCTTTGAAGATCGCTGTAGAGTAGATGAACTTTTTACCCTCTTCGAGCAAGGATGCATAGAGGCACGAGACGATGAAAACAGGGCTTGCCAGCGCATTATTAAAAGTAGATGGGGTACAAATGACCAGCTCTGGGATATGGAAGCTCGCATTGAAGCCCGAAGCCACCCTACTAACCAAGAGGGGAGATAATCGTGAGTAAATTATACAAGTATCTCGTTGAGTTTAAGGTTGATGTTAAGCGTACGGATAACCAAATGCTTACCGATGAAGAAAATGCAATGGTTTTAGAAGTGCAGAAAGCTACTGAGAAGGCAATTGCTGAGATCATGGCGAAGCATGGCCAGGGATCGAAGAGGCTTTTAGGCCGGACGATGGAGACTTACTAGTATGTCCAGCACCCCTAAAACAGTTGAAGAGTATATATGCGTGTTCTAGTAGCCTGTGAATACTCCGGCCGTGTCCGTGAGGCGTTCCGCAAATTAGGGCATGACGCTTGGAGCTGTGATCTGCTACCACCAGAGGATATGTCTCCGTACCACTATCAGTGCGACGTTCGACTGCTCTTGTTGGGCGATTACAAATGGGATCTTATGATCGCGCACCCACCATGCACACACCTCGCGGTCAGTGGCGCACGCTGGTTCAAAGATAAGCAAACGGAACAGGTTGAAGCTCTAGCGTTTGTACGAGCGCTGTTAGATGCACCAATACCGAAGATCGCCCTTGAGAATCCAGTCAGCATCATAAGTAGCCACATACGCAAACCAGATCAGGTTATACAGCCTTGGCAGTACGGACACGGTGAAACTAAAGCTACATGCCTTTGGCTCAAGAATCTGCCGAAGCTAACCCCTACAAACATCGTAGAAGGTCGGGAGAATCGTATACATCGTATGCCGCCAGGCAAAGACCGCTGGAAAGAACGCAGCCGTACATTCCAAGGCATAGCAGACGCAATGGCCGCTCAATGGGGCGGTACTAATTTAGGGGAGGAATCACAGGATGCTAACAGTAGCGATTCTTAAGAACGGCCACCCACTCACGGCTCGGTCAGTAGTTCGTATCAAAGACGGATTATATCACTGTGATGACGGAACGGTTATCGAGCACACGTATGAGGATGGCGCAGTTAAATTAGCAATCAAAATGCTCAAAACTCTAAAAGAGCCACCCACGGAAGGAGAAGCATAGATATGAGCAAAACAATTTGCAGCAATTGCGGTACTGAAAGCAATAAGCAACCAAAGGGTGATGCTTGTCATACCTGTTTGATTGGCGTTATGGAAGTCAAGTCATGATTACCCCACAGCAAAGAAAAGCCATTGAACTTACGCTCAAGGAACATGGCTGTGCAATCGTGCCCCTACATTTTGGCAACGAACACTTAGTACCAGAAGCAATATCCGCTCTCGGGGATCTCTTTAATGGGGGAGGTGAAAAGCCTGAAGCTGACTCAAAGGAATGGGAAGCACATCGCGAGTTATTATTTGGTGAGTGGAAACCGGACACACGCGATCAGCAACTTAGGCAGATAGTTCAGTATGCTCGCAGTGGCCCATTCTACCCGGCTGATATGCATGTGCAGTTAATCAAGGAAGTGTATGAGCAATAATGTCCACGAACACGAATACAATATACGCGGTTACTGCATTTACTGCGGAGAGGATGCTTTAGGATAATGACCACCCACAAAGATCAAGAAGACGAGCTAGCTATCACTGTACTACCCGATATTTTCCGGGGTATTGGGCCTGGTGATGACGTGGTAGTATCAGCTGAAAAGGTGTTGGCTTGGCGTGACAAAGCCGTAAGCCAAGTATTGGACAACGTAGAAGAATCAGTAAAGCAACACACCGTACCAGAAGGCCGGGATTTGGTAACTCGATCCTATGTAATGAACACGATTGAGTTTGAGCGCCAGAGATTGGTAGCTTCAAAGAAAGTAGATAAGCAATGACAGACTACAAGATCGAAAAGGATATACCAATCCCATCCACGAAACAGGTAGGCAAGAAATACCCACTTGTTACTATGGACTTAGGTGATAGCTTTGTGATGCCATTAGTGGACCGGAATAGTTTAACCGCAGCTACTAACTACTTGAGGAAGTCCGGCGATAATAAGAAATTTACTACCCGTCGCATAAGTGAAACCGAAATGCGAGTATGGCGCATCGCCTAACAACATAAGGAGACTATATGAGCAGCTGTACAGAATGCCACGGTATGGCGGGAGACAAATACGACGACCATGGATCATTTAATTGTCCTCGACAGGCAAACACTCCTAAAAGCCATACTACTGGTGAGCTAATAGAGGTTCGCATCATTTCTTTAAAGGATCTCTATAACGACCTACTAGCCTTACCAAGTATGCAAAACGAAGAAGAACGTGATATGTCAGGATGTAGCGACCCAGATCATTGTCCGCCTACGTTTTATGAAGATGCCGAAGAACGAAATGAACTACGCAGCAAAATCCGCAAAGAACTAACCCAGTACTTAGGTATTAAGGAGGGATAAATGCTTGGTCTTTTCTGTAAGCATAAATGGACGACACTTGAGAGGCGTTACAGCAAGGTATACGAAGAAGGGGATAATGCAGACACAGCGCTCCCGATACGCATATATGCAATCGGCAGGCAGCAATGTGAAAAGTGTGGTAAAGAGGTCATGCGAAAGTATAGGATTTAGATAGTAGAATACGATTGTGACCCCCACCGACCAATTCAACTCACTAGTAAAAACAGCCCTACTAAACGGCTACAAACTAAAACCCTACTGGAAACCCTACATGTACCCAGACGGTAATGTAGGTCTTTGGGAATGGGAATTAGAAGGCATAGTAAAAGAAACCCCAGCAACAGAGCTACTAGTGCGGCCTGACTTCCTGGAAGCCCTCTACAAGGGTACTGGGGCAGATATAACAGCTAAGAATGAAATGACAAGAGTACACGCACAGTTCAATCCTAAAGGGTTGGTACATGAGGTGTATGTTGATTTGAAGAGGAGTGTTTAAGATGGGTATATTTAATCGGTGTGGTCATTACCGTCTGTCCTATCGTACATTAGGAGATTATGTTGTTTGTGATGACTGCGGCCACACTTGGCATACTAAGGGGGGAAGCCAAAATCTTGGTGATAAACCATTAGCACGGGATGTGAATAAGGATAGATTATGAGAGACACCTTAGAGATGATAGGCTGGGTCTTACTTGTCGTATTGATCAGCGTATTAGGTTTAGTGTTTGTAATACTCTTACTTGCTGCATTGATGGCAGTTCTTGTACTGCCCATCATATTGGTAATTTGGGCTATCGGAGCGCTATTGTAACGGTAAAATAACCCACCAAAGCAAATAAACCCCTTTGGTATATAGGGAGGTTAATAGTGAAGATAGTACAAGTATGTCTCAGAAACCCTGAGGCTAAAGAAACTCTAATGACGTGGCTAGACAACAGACCTGATCTTAAGGTTGGGGTGAGTGTATCTCTGAAAGATTTTAAGCCTGACATCAAGTGGCAAGTGCTGAATATTTATAAACCAGAATTAGACTCCAAAGATTTAGACTTTCATCGCAAATGGGATAACAACAACTACGATAAACATACTGGGCTAGGCGTTTAGCTGGCTGTACAGAGGAAATAGAAAGGTAGTATATGGTAACAAGACCACATATTTGCGACTACTGTTCCGATTGGAAACCCAAGCATGTTATTAAGCTGTCGCGTACACCAAACGGCGAGAAGATCACCGTGGAGCTGTGCGATACCTGTTTAAATGACATTAAGAAGTACATAGAGTCGCTGTAAAGTTAGCTATTGTACATCATTTACAATAAGACTACTCCACAATAGAAGCTGGAAGGAGGAATACAACTGTGAAGAACGATCCCAACCAGCCAAAGCAGGAACCACAAGACCCACAGCCTACTCGTGAAGAGCAGCTGTAACAGGTAAGACGCTTAGGGGCACACTCTAGGCGTCTTCTCTTATGGTTAATTTTGTGGTATAATCCAAAGTAATTACGAGGCATGTGAAACAACTAGTTTTCTGTGCCTCTTTTTCTATTTCGAACTTTTAGCGAGGTGCGTGTCAGAGAGATCTGAGACTGTGCCTAGCACATTATATGTCTCGTAATTGGACATACCGGATTCATGTATCCCAGCAATGGATAATCCCCCCTACGGGGCCACACTATGCTACCCAAATTAGCCATAGATGTGCGCCTCGCTAAGAAGTCGTAGATAGGAATGAAGTTAGATAACCGGAGCTACATTAAGATGACCCCAACAGATAAACGCCCAGATAGGCGTGACTTGTCATTCCCAGAACTACTAGGAAAAGTACACCAAGTACCAACACTACCCCAACATAACGTAAAGCCACTGCCTAAGAAGATATATGTACAGATGGTGGAGAAGGAGATAGCGGATGACTAAACGTAAACTATTAACCCAAGCCAAACACTACCTATCTACCCTAATACAGGCGGTTAGGGGGAAGAGGTGAGTGATATAGATGAACGACTAAAGGCCAATATATTCACTGAGTTACGCCAATACGCAACAGACGCGAAATACAGCGATAGTGAAGTGCAGGCTGCTAGCTGGGCGTTAGAGCGAATTGTGCAAACCTTTAAAGAAGCAGGCTACGCCAAAGTAACCAAAGAACCATACCGTGACGAACTAGGGCGTAGATATACCATGCATATCATCAGCTACCCAGATGGGAGTGGATATTTCGTTAAGGAACCATTGTTCGCCATTACTACTGGACAAGAGTTTTGCGACCGCTTTAAAGACGAGGCTACTAAGCTACACCCGGACGAGGCGAAACTAGGTTCAGTGCTGCGAGTTGCGGAGATAGCCGCTGGCATTAAAGAGACACCGGTTACACATGAAGAAACCGTAGAAGCCTACCGTAGTGGCACTAATTGGCAAGGCCCAGAAATCATACAAACTTACCGGATGCTAACTCCAGAGTTTCAACCTGTCCTAGATTACGATAAACCACCCAAAGAACGCTTTGGTGAACCCGTGAGCATCGAGGAAGAGAAGGAAGCTAAATGAAAAGGTGCATGATACAAACACCAACTCGCAACCTTGCTACCTATTACTACAACCTGGTCATAAACATTGATGGCACAATATCGCCTCTCCCATTCGATGCCAAACGGCAAGGGCCATGGTACTTCGATGGCCAGGTATATTACCAGAAACGAGGTAACTAGATGGACCACAAGCTAACACTTGAAAGGGCTATCACCATTGCTATTAAGAATGGATGGCAGCTACCTGATTGGGCACAAGGACCTACACATCTAGCCGTAGCCTCGTTAATGCAAGGAACCAAGTTAGAAATTATCTACAATCATGGGTTTGCCAAAAGCCTTTGGGGGACCGCACAAGAGTACTGTATTGCTTGCGAGCGTAGCCATAGCTACTCGGGAGACTGTGATGCAGGATGTGGCAATTGTACTCAAGCGTGGGCCTTTCACCTACAACAAATGGTTATAGCAGAAGATCCACTACTTTACCTCTCCCAGAACCTACCAAAGGAGGAAGTATAAATGATGGCCAACTGTCGGACATGTAAAACCCCAATAGAAGTAGAGCGACGATTAGCGCCACTATGTAACGCGTGCATTAGATACCTCAATTCTTTAAGTAATAAGGAATTTGCGGATGTAGCAATTACCTGTTTCGGGAAAACACGTGAAGAGGCAAATCGTTGGCTAACAGAGGTGGGGCCAGGGCCAGGAAAGGAAGGGAAAGATGCCTAAATGTATCAAACAAACTCTTCAAGGCGCTGACTACGACCTAACCTACTACGAACACAAACGTTGGGACCGTGACCGTTACATGGACCAGATCATACAAGACGTAAAAGATACCCAGACATTCGCAGGTAGGCACTTACCAGACAAACTCTATATGACATTCGCACAGTTTAAAGCCTTAGAGGATGACTTCCAAAGACTAGGCGAGACAGCATACCGCATATTTGTAACACCTTTGAATGTGATGGAGGTGCATATAGTAGACGCTCCTGAATGGGTAGACATAGAAGCTTTAACAGGCTATGCCCCAGAAGATGAGATTACCTTTCAGCAAGTAGAGAAAGAAATGGAGGAAGAGGATGCCAGCGGGAAGACCACCTAAACTGAACACCGAAGAACGTGCAGAGGTATTTGAAGCGTTCAAGGATTATATCGTATGCACTGAAGACCCTACTATTGTCGGCTTCTGTGCATATAACGAGACAGCAATTAAGTACTGGGTAACTAAAGATAATATGAACGATTGGGAAGAATTTTCCGATCTAAGAAAGCTTTCTGTACAAAAGCAAGAGGCATATCTGGTAAAGAATGCCACCCAAAACAAGGTTAATCCAACAGTTGCAATCTTCCGGTTGAAGCAGCCTCAACATGGCTACACAGATAAGCAGAACCTAGATCACACAACCAACGGTAAAGACCTAGCACCAGTACTAGTTCAATTCATAGGTGAAGATGGAAACAATCCAGATACCAATTGAGTACAAACAACTCTTCGAAGATTGGTGGCGTGAAGCAGCAGTATACGGTGGTCGTGGATCACTCAAGTCACACACCGTTGCTCGCTTCTTCCTTATACGAGCTAGGCAAGGCAAATTCAGGTTCGGTTGCTTCCGTGAGTTTCAGAATAGTATCGCAGAGTCATCGCACCAACTCCTGAGTGACCTTATTAACCAGTACAAGATGACTGAGTTTAAGATCACTGACAACGCTATTTACAATACGGTGACAGGCGCAGACTTCCTATTCAAAGGTTTGCACCACAACGAACAAAGCGTTAAGTCCATCGAGGGTTTAGATTACGCATGGGTAGAAGAGGCACAGACTGTATCAGGCAGTAGTATAGATGTGCTTGTTCCAACTGTACGTAAACCAGGCAGTAAGATTATATACACCTATAACCGCTTGGAAGATGAAGACCCCGTACACAAACGTCTAGTTATTGAAGGACGCCCCAACACTCTTGTCTTAAACATTAACTACGACACCGCTATGAAGTATGGCTGGTTTCCAGAGGTGCTCCGGCTAGAGATGGAAGATGACAGAGAGAAGCGACCAGCACTATACAAACACAAGTGGCTAGGTGAGCCTAACTCACAAGAAGGCCGTATTTACCAAGGCTGGGAAGTTCTCGATGACATACCACATGAGGCTAAGTTAGTACGGTACGGGAATGACTTCGGCTACTCCATTGATCCAACAGTAATCATAGCGCTCTACTACTACAACGGTGGCTACATTTTAGACGAGGTTGCCTACCAAAAGGGCCTGAGTAACCGTAGCATTGCAGACATTTACCTAAACAGAGATCGGGCCTTAGTTATCGCTGACAGTGCAGAGCCTAAGAGCATCGACGAGATATACAACTACGGTATCAACATACAGGGCGTTAAGAAGGGGCCGGATAGTGTACGGCAGGGCATACAGTTTGTCCAAGAGCAGAAGATCAGTATCACCCGCCGCAGCGTAAAGACCCGAGAAGCATACCTACATTACAAGTGGGCAGTAGACAAAGAAGGCCGTCAGCTTAACGAACCAGATGACACCGTACATGAATGGTCCAACCCTATGGATGCTATTCGTTATGGCTTTGAAAGCCTCCGACCACCAAAGGTACACAAACGCGTTGAACATAAACGCCTAAAGCTACACGTATAGAAAGGGTGACGCATGAATATACAGCATGCCAAAATAACAAAACGAGAGGCGTTAGATGATGGAACAGTTAAAATCATACACGAGTCGTATTACGAAAGGTTGGCGTTTATGAGTATTGAAATCGAGAAGAAAATACCTGTGCTCCGAGGTACGTTGCTGAAAGAAGTCATGTCTGCCCTTGAACATCTTACCAAGGACCAAACACCCGAGCTGAATCTGTGTATCAAGCCACTGGCAGATGGAAAGTACGAGGTAGTCAAGAGATGGACTGTCGAGAAGCAACATTTTAATAAGCAATAATTTTGTGGTATAATACCCTTGAATAAGTAGCCACTGCTCTGTCAGCCCTACACACGTAGAACTGACAGGCGGATGGCTTTTTTCGAAACCGAAGATATCCATGATCTCTACATCGAGAGCAAGGACGAGGGCGATCAGTGGCGTGAGAACTACCACGAGTTTGAACGTCTAGCCGATAACGATCTAATAGAAGACCTCGAAGAGAACCTTCCTGAGGTTAATGACGGTTCACTAGCAGCCGCATTATTCAAGCTGCCTAAACGTATTGTAAACAGCAAGCTTACCGGCCGGGCTAATGCTATAGACGCAGACGAAGCCTGGATCAGTGAACTAGCCAATATACGCTGGGAAAAGACTATCATACCCAGTGCTCGTACTCAGGCGCCATTTCACAGGAAGTGGAAGGATGCTGTACGCAAGGCTGCTATCTACGGTGGCCAACCCTTAATCACTCTATTCGTTGAGCGCGGCAACTATCGCGGCGCAGACTTTATTGTTCCCCAAGCCCAAGACGTAACCGTGGAGGTCGGTAAAGTCTCTGACGATGATTCAGACATTATCTTTTGGGATATCTACTACTCGAAGAAGCAAGTCAAAGACATGCTCGAACAGGCCAGAGAAGAGGTGCAACAGGCCAAGCAAGATAAGGCTGCATACGCTGCTAAGAAGTCAGAGTATGAATCAAACCCGGACAATACAGAACCTTTCGATGATAAAGAGCCAGAGCCATACAACACCTGGTACATCAAAGAACTTGAAGAGATCATAGCTGGCAACCTTATATCTGACCGTGACCCTCGTACCGATAACAACAAAGTAGAAGGTAAGGCGGTTAAGCGCTCAGGGTATCACTTCTACATTGCATTCCAGCGTGGCGTGAACGCACCGTTTCATATGTTCTTCCCAGCTAAGGGCGATAAAGACGGTAAGACAAAAGCGGCTTGTGTCCGAACATGGACAAACCCTGATCCAACTGGTGACTTACCAGTCCATTACCTCTATTGCTACCAGGATATGATCAACCCCTACGGCATTGGCATCGTAAAGCTCGCAGGTGGCACACAGAACGTACTAGACCATATGCGCCGTGTACATATCCTCGCTACTGATCTAGGTACTGAACCCCCGATCCTTATCGAGGGAGATGCCAACACAGCCGAAGAAGAGTCCTTTGTATATGCCAAGAGCGCTAGATGGTACGCAGGTAACGCCAAGGTAACTCGCATGGAGATGAGCAACCAGGTTTATCAGCAGATGCCTGAGAACATCAACATGTACAAGACCTCTCTGAACAACCTCCTCCCAATGGGCGATACCTCCATATCCGCAACAGCCGGAGATCCTAACCAAAGCAAAACCCCGGCGGGTGTGAAGTTCGCACAAGCCAATCTCTCTATTGACGATGATGACTTCAAAGACAACCTTTACATGACCTATGAGGCTGTATCAAAGTCCATGATTAACACTGACTTTGCCAACATGCAAGGTCGTGACCTCATGAAGCTCAGTGATGACGAACGCCAGCTGCTTATTAAGGGCGGTCTTGAATGGCCTACCGATGAGACAGGTAACATCGTAGAGACTAACGAACTAGAAATTATCTGGGATGAAGTACGCGCTAGCTTCAACTTCGAGGTAGACGCAGAGAGCGACAAGGCTACAGACGATGAACAGCGGCTAGAGGGCCTCTTGAAAGTAGCGGAGCTTATCCGGGACCCTGCTACGCAACAGCTTATTGCTTCCGGTCAGCCAATCATGCTTGGGGATAAGAAACTTAACCCAGGCGAACTATTCGCTGAAGTTATACACCTCACCAGTGATAACGACAAGATTATTGAAGATGCCACTCCAGAAGACGTAGCTGTTGAAGAAGAAGCCATAGCTGAGGAGCAGGCAATGGCAGAGGAACAAGCTATGGCCGAACGGGAAGCTACGCAACCTGAGGAGATGCCAGTAGAGCAACCTCTAGAGGGTGAAATGATGCCGCCCGAACAACCTATGCCAGAAGCCGACCCATTCGAGGAAGCGGCCTTGTTCTACATGGAGAAGTACGGGATAGACCGCAACGCCGCTGACTTTATGGTTGAAGCCCGTAAGCAAGGGTACTCAGAGGAAGAAGCAATACAAGCAGCCGAACGAGGCCAGGAGGTTATGAATGTCTAGGAATGATGGATACCTGTATAGCGGTGCGTCTAGTTCTACTAGCATTCGCGCCGCACAGAAGAAAGAACAGTCCGAAGCTCGCAAACTGCAGCGCCAAGAGATACAACCCGTGGCAAATGAGCTGCTTGATTTAGTGGCGGAGTTCAAGGCCGACAACGTACAGCGTCTAGTAAAAATTATAAGCCCAGATTTTCCTGAGAACCAAGACCGGGGAGTGATTCTAGGTGTCCAGTTTAGTGGTGAATGGCTAGATGCCTTCGAGAAGCGAGTATTCAAGATTTTGCGACCCAGCCAATCCGAAGTTGAGGCACAGAAGAAGGCGGATAAACAAGCTGAAAAGGAGTTCTCGGGTGAGTAATAAACAACCTTCCTTCGTGGATGCACAAATTGAAGCCATAGCAGCAGAGAACGATGTAGATACCAAAGAAGCCGCACAAATGTTTCTTAAACAGTCGGGTCATGTTGTCAAGTTGGATGAACTAGTGCCGCAGAACCACATTTGGGTAGACCGAGGTGAATTAATGAGTTGCGAAGGAGCAAACCACGAGAGCCACAGAGCATTTAAAACCAGGAGGTGATTGTGACAGGCTGCCCGGCACGGCGGTCTATCAGGACTACCTCCAGTCCATGTCAATAGCAAGACCATAAATTGCACGCCTGGCAGCAGGGCTTAAAACACAGCATGGTTGCACCTAATAACAGCAAGGAGATCATATGGCGGATACCACCGCTCCTACCGATCAGGTAGATACATCAATCAACGAGGATGAGCAAGACACAGATGCCGAGCTTGAACTTGAGCATGACGACGCCAGTTTCGAAGATGAGACTGACGACCAAGCCGAGGAAGAGCAGAGCGATGACACAGATGCTTTCGACGAATCTGAAGCCGAGTCACAGGCCAGTGACAAACCAGAAGATGAAACCGAGGAATCAGAGAGCGATGCTGAGAGTACAGACCAAAAGCAGGACAAACAGGATCAAGTAAGCAAGCAGGAAGCCGCTCGCCGCGCCTGGAAAGAACGGGAAGCCGCTCGACAACAGCGCGAGGCAGAGAAAGATAAGGCATACCAAGAGTATGTAAATCAGGATAACGACCTTGTGCAGCAGTCCCTACGTCGGCTTGAAGTTGAAACCCTCAAAAACACTGTCATTAACAACACGAACACCTTACAGAACGGCTTGGATAAAGCAGTAGCCCACATCCCGCTGTTCAAGAACGGCCCTCCAGCTGCCAAGGAAGAACTAGCAAACGCGCTAGATGACTTCGAACGCATGTATGTAGTACGCGACCGATTCGGGGAACCAGTGCAAGTTAATGGCGATGTATTCCAATATTTGCAAACTAAAGCCGCAGCTATTCAGCGAATCATGGGAACTGGTGAGCAAAGAGGCAAGCGCGACAGCGCCAACACTCGGGCAAGAACACTATCTCCCCCTACCAGGAAGCCCAAAGAAGCCAAGTCTGACCCTCTTATGGAAGGGTTCGACGAGGAGGCTAATAGCTACTAGTCGGCCTTGAAAGGAACCTAACTCATGGCAATTAACCTTGCTACGAAGTTCGAGTCTAAAACCTCTGAACTCCAGAAAGTCCGTCGCAAGACAAAGAACATGACCAACGATGACTGGTCATGGGACGGCGTAAGTGCGATTACCGTATCTACGCTAACTGACCCAACAATGGGCAACTACGATCCTAACGCTGGCGCAAACCGTTATGGTAACGCTACCGAAGTCGAAGACACCAACCAGACCTGGACACTTTCCCGTGACCGCTCTTGGACGAAGACTATCGACAAGCGCAACTTCCAGGACACGATGATGATTCGTAAGCCAGGTAAGTACCTTGCACAAGCTACTAAGAACGTACTTGTACCCGAACTTGACGCATATATCCTCCAGGTTATTGCAACAGCCGGTGCGGTGTACAACCGTGACGACATCGTAACTGATGCCGCTACTTCCAGCTCGAATGCTTACAGCAACTTCTTGGACATCAACGCTGATATCACTAACAACGAAGCTCCTGAAGAAGGCCGTGTAGCCGGTATGACTGCCGCTTACTACAACTTCTTGAAGCAAGGTGGTTTCGTACTTGACTCTGACAGCGCATACCGTGATCGCAAGACTGGCAACCTGGGTACCGTCGATAACGTCAGCGTGACGATCATCCCTAGCTCTCGTATGCCAAGCACATCCGGTGCAATTGATCTTTTGATCACGCACCCAACAGTAACCGCAGCTCCAGAGAAGCTTGTAGACTACACGCTCCACAAGAACCCTCCCGGAATCTCTGGTGACTTGCTTGAGTACCGCCACCGTTACGACGCATTTGCAGATATCAACAAGATTAATAGCGTTGGTATGCACGCTGCTGCGTAGGAAGGAAATTGACATGGCAGAGAAAGAATTGAAAGCACAGGGCACAGTTGATCCTTCTAAGAAGCCTAACTGGTTACAAGAAGTAAAACTGGATGCAGCCCGCAATACAGTAGAACACCTCCGTCGGCAGAAGGAACGCCAGGAGTTTGAAGAGGCTAAGGCTCGCGGCATTACTGTCGAAGAGATTATCGGCAAGGGCCGCACTGACCTAGACCTTCCAGAACCGGAAAACGTAGGTGGTGAAAACCCAGCCCCTCTCGAAAGCGAAAAAGACACTAACGACTCAGAAGTAGAAGATCTAAAGCGACAGCTCAAGGCTGAGCGCATGGCTCGTACTAAGGCTGAGAACAAGCTTAAGACTCAGACTGACGAACCCCAGGTAGACGGGGAACCAGAAGACTCTGACGAAGCAGGAAAGGACAACAAATAATGGCAACTGTAGATTTAGCTGGCTTCGGCCATCGCAACTCAGTAGACATAGCTACTAACACCACGCTATCCCTGACGGCACATAGCGCTGTTGTGGTGAACGTAACTGCGACCTGCACCCTCACGCTCCCTGCTGTAGCAACTATGCACAGGTACGCGATTCGTGTAGGCAAGCCTGGTATCACAGTCACCATTAGCCCTAACGCTAGTGACCTGATTGCTGGTGCTGGTGCAGCAAGTTCTGGTGCTGGTGCAGATAACAAAGACGTTATCTTTACCAACCAACCTGCCGGAAGCTACATCGTACTTGAGTACGGTGATGCAAACGGCTGGGCAATTGTCGAGTCTCTCGGCACCTTCACTTTCGAAGGTTAGTCCTATAGCCCAGGGGCAGGCTTTATATGCCCCACTAAATTAACCCAAGGAGCACGAAATGTCTCAATTAAACAAACGACGCACCTTAGTTGTTACCGACGTGCGCCTGGAGGATAACTAGTATGGCAATGCCTGGAGAAATAGCATCCGCTACATATGACCCAACTAATGGTGCTGTTAAGCAGACTATGGCTACTGGCCTAGCTCAGAACATAGATAGCGTATTGACCTATCCTAGAGGTACTAATTATGTGAACCTGAGCGCCTCTGCTTTGGTTCTTACTGGTGCAGGTAAGTTGGTAGGTATTTTTGTCGCCTCCGCATCCGCCGTACCAACGATTAAGGTATGGGATAACACATCTGGCGCAACGACAGTTCTTGTAAACACCTTTACACCTGTAGCAGCGACCTTCTACCAACTACCAAACGTCAGAGTTGCAACGGGTATCTACGTGACTATTAGCGGCACCGTAGACTGCACAGTATTTTACGATCCTACAACCACATAAGGAGTTAGTATGGCAAGAACCGCTACAACGTTACGCACAAGCGCACCGTATCTTAACGTAGTACCTACCTTTCTCGCTGGTAGGGATAACTCTGTCTATGGCTACAATGGCGTACTTTGGAGCCGTAAGAGCGCAGATAATAAAATCCTCCAAAAGAGTATTGACTACGGTGGGAACTGGACCGACGTCTACACTTTCACCTACAACGTGGGTATTGTTGTAGTTACAGATGACGGTTCTATTCTCGTAGGACAGAAGTCGGATTCTAGCTTCTTTACTGATCCACCCGCTGAACTATACCGATCCTCTGACGGCGGCACTACTTTTGAATCTGTCCTAACACTCGAAAACGGTGGATTTGAATCCTTTAGCTATGATGTTTCAGGGGACAAAGTAATCGTAGGTGAATACGGTACGTATAACTCCCTTAAAGCATACCTGTCAGAGGATGGTGGAGCCACATGGTCTACTGTATTCACGCATCCAGTAGACGGGTCTGCTACCGTTCACCTACACAAAGTACATATAGATAACGTGACGCCTACGACTCTGTATGTATCAGCAGGGGATAACGCGCTAGCTGAGGGAGTATGGTTTTCATTAGACAACGGTGATACCTGGGATGAGATGACACGCGAGCACCAACCGACTTGGATCGAAACTGATGCAGAGTATGTGTATTTAGGCGAAGACCTTGAGGGTAAAATACACCGTGTAGCAAAGTCAGAGATGGGCCAGGGTGAAGATACGATAATTGAAGTCTATAATGCACAGACTGATGGGCGGGGGTCGTTTGGTAACATATCTTTCTACTCCGGCTCACATGATGATCTAGGGAACATATACTTTGGTGGCGTAGCTTATGGGGTAAACAGCACACAGAATAATGACCAGGACGCACCGCTTGTCATGACTCATGATCAGGGTGCAACATGGACACTAATCAATTCTTTCCTGAGGCAACCGGCAGTATCCTCAGGCTTCAGTGTAATGTCTAAGCCACAGCCTAACGGCCATATCTATGTCAGGACGAGTAACTCTAGTAGGGTACGGGATTATGACACCGCTTCGCTTGATACACTCAGCAGAGCGGGTCTGGTTCGTACAGCCGTTAGCAGGTCACAATCTTTTAACATAGTGCATAACGGCAACTTTGAAATCTACCCCGCAGGGACTACTGCCACGACGGGTACCGCCACAAGATGGATTGACGGTACGGCAGGCGGATCACAAGCTAAGAGTACCGTATACGGATGGGGCATACCTACTGGGGGCTATGCAGGTACGGCTGAAGCCAAGTTTGATGATGCTGTGTTTTATAGCGGTACAAGAAGTATGAAGTTAAGCAATACGAACGCCACAGGTGCTATTACGGTCGCCAACTTCCGCAACGCTACTCCTAACGAATACATAAGGCTGATACCGAACACCGCGTATACGTTCACGGCTCGTATAAAGACGACTAATGCCCCCACAAACGGTGCATATATTGATATCCGTGAACTAACTGGGGCAGGATCAACAGTTACCACGAGGTCTACTACTAAACTGGCTGGCACAAACGACTGGACGCTTCTAACACTGAGCTTCACGACTGGCGCAACGACAACTCTCGGCGCGATACTCCTTCGCTTGAACGTAGCGGGTAACGTATGTGATGCCTGGTTTGATGAAGTCATGCTAACCCCCTCAACTATTACCCGTTCTAGTGTGTAGTGTGGTATAATAACAACGGTACCGCCCTCTACGTCTATCGGTATGACTTGCGTAGAGGGCTTTTCTTATGGTAAAATATTGCTAAGTTGCCATACCGATGACTGACGCCGAAAGGCTCACCGCCAACCTCTTTGAAGGCCCGGTGACAAGTACTGAATCTCAGTGTTTGTCTTCGAGCCTTTTTTCGTACAAATAGCAGAACCAATAAGTGCACTTAAAGGATCGCTCATGAATAAGAAACGTCTCCCAGATACATTCTTTGAGGAGCTTGATTGGAGTGTACTTATGAATAACCTTAGTGACCTCTTGCCAGTCCGACACAATGTCAATGACAATGGGGGTAAATTATATTTACCTAACAATGACAATGTTAGAACAAATAAGACTGAAGCACAGACTGAGATAATAGCAGACAAGTTAGTGCGAGAATTAAACAACCCAAGTTCGAGAGATTTCTACCTAAAGGTTGCTTGGCACTTGAGTGAGGCTGACATACAACGAAATTTAGAGATAGCGAAGGGTGGCCGCAACCCT